CGCGCGCGTGTTCGTGTGGCGCCCAAACTCACCAAGCCATTGAGCCATTTTGCGTTTGCCTTCGGGCAGCGGTGCGATGCCGGATGGGTGATGGTCTGGATTGTTCCACGCCCACCAGCCCCTGGCGACCATCATGTCGCACAGGTCATCCCATTCCGCCCGGCTGTATGGCTTGTTCTTGCCCGCCCATACCGCCTGGGTCAATCGCTGTGAGCCGGTCAATGTGCCGTAGCACACTTTGGCAAACATCTCAGGCTCGCCGGGTAGGTCGAACATTTTGTACTGCTGACCGTGTGGGCGCTCTATCCGTTCGACAATCTCGAACGATGGCCGCCCGACCTGCCCATCCCGATCAATATCTGCCCCGGTGATGGTCTCTGTCGCCCAGAGGAGTTTATCTGACAGTCCCTTGCCGAACCAGACCAGCATAGCCGCCACGCCGCCCGCGAGACAGGCCGCATACCACGGCAGCCAGTCCAGGACAATGACCAGGACGCCCACGATTGCGAACAGGAACGCGCCGGAGATAATCGCCCGGCACAGCGGCACCAGGACATCGCTGCCAACCTCCGGCGCTCGCGTCGGCACGTCTCGCTGGATGCGCCCGACGCCCGGCGGCAGCTCCGGCTTGACCTGTGGGATGTCAATGATTTGCGCGGCGTCCCGGTCGAAGCGTTTCATTATTTCTGTATTTCCAGATCCATTGTTGAGGTGATTGCCGTTGAGGGTCCGCATGACTGGCACGTCTGAACGTGCGGGGCCATCACCATCCCACACTTGGGACAGATCCAACCGTACAGGCCAGAACGCGCCTCCTCTTGAAACAATCCACACACATGCGATTCCCCAAATAGCACATCTCTTTGACAATATGGGCAGCGCCAGGTTGCGCACGTTGTTTCAGATTCATAAGCCATTCTCATTTCCTCTCCTCTACCACAGCCCCGCCAGCACCAGCCCCAGCCAGCAGCCGCCCAGAATGAGCAGCATGAGGACGAAGCCAGCGAAGGCGCTAGGCGCGTCAATCTCAATCATCTCGTTCCTCTTTCATGTGTGCGGAACCTGTCAGGATGTTGACTATCCTGCACACCCTCCAGCTTGGCGAGTGCGGTACGCGCAGTCTGTGACGTAAAGCTATCAACCATGTACTCCTCTTCGATATAATCGACAAGATCGGCCAATTCCCTCAACGCCTCCACCACCTCGGGCAGCGCCTCCGGGTTCAGTCCCGTGCAGGCGTTGACGCAGGCAACAACCCTTTCAGCCATCCACCCAGGCAACGTTACCAGCGTTCTACCATCAGCATTCTGTATCGACACCCACCCACAATACTCGAAAATGCCGGGTCCAATCTTCCACGGCTCGTTTGCATTCATCCTACCTTCCTCCCATCGCCGCCATCACCAGGCACGCGAACGGGCAAAAGAACGCGATGCCTGCGATGGTCGCAATCAGGACCAGCCACCAATACTCGCGCAGGGTGCTCATGGCCGCACCGCCTTCGCCACGAGCCAGACGGTGACAATCACAGCCAGATTGAACACGACCAAGATCGCCTGCCAGACCCGGTTCTCGCACCGGCCCAGGCAGTGGTCACAGGCGAGGTTGCCGCGTGGCTTCCAGCGCCCACAGAAGCTGCACCGTTGGCTCACGTCTCTACCTCCAGAATCATCGGGTACGGGTCTGCCCACTGGCCGCCCACTTTGACGCTCAGGTGCAGGTGCGGCCCGGTGCTGTGGCCCGTGCTGCCTACCTCGCCAATCTTCTCGCCCTTGCGGAGCTCCTGCAACTTGACCACCTCCAGGCTGCTCATGTGCGCGTAGTAGGACTTGACCACCTCGCCCGATGCGTTGCGCCCGTGGTTGACCCAGACGCGCAGCCCGCCCGCGCCGCGTCCCTCTGCGACTTCGACATAGCCCTCAGCCACGGCAAAGACCGGCTCACCCAGCGGCGCGGCGATGTCCAGGCCTGGCGCCGTACTTGGCGGCGTGCGGTCAAGATGGCCCTGAAAGGTACTGGTTATTGGGAAGACTCGATGTAGCGGATATAGCAGGTTCATAGCGGAAGTTCCTTTCATGATGTTCGGCTTCCCTGATGGCGCGGTAGGCCTGCACGACCAGGAACCGGAGCGCGGATGAGTTCGTGTGAAACCCGTAATGGTCCATCACGTACTGGAACATGCCGAGGTGCTCCGCGTTCAGGCCTACGGCGATAGTCTTGAGCTCGTCCGGGTCAAAGTCCTCATATTCATCGAGCATGGATTTCCTCCTTGTGGTTGCTGTGTACCCGCTGATGGGCGTTGAGCCCTTGCTGGCTATTGGCTACATACTCGCAGAGCTGGCAGCGGTAGCGGGCATCATTCGCTAACGCCGTGGCTGTATTGGCTGGCGGTTCTGCTGTCTTTCGCTCAAGCCGCTTTGCAGCCCGCTCCTCTCGCTTGACCTCCGCTCCAAACTCCTCAGCGAACAGAGCCAGCGAGACGGGCAGCGCCAGGGTAGCGAACGCGGGCATCAGCCTAGCGAACGCAGCGGGCCACCATTCGTAATAGTAGCCGTTCGCCACGATGGAAGCCAGGATAAAGAAGTACAGCCCCCAGCGCGTCCACCGTCTCCGGCTGCCCTTGATGATGCGATAGGTGAATATGCCAATGCTGGCCTCGAAGGCGACCGCAGCCCCGAGCGCCGTCCATTGGGCCAGCGGGATGCCCGGATTCTCCAGGCTGGCATAGGCGTGCCAGATGTGCGGCAATTGGGTAGCCAGGACCAGGACATAGACGGCAGCGAAGGCGTATTTCACCACCAACCTCCTCGGGCACGCAGCATGTCCCAGACCATCAGCACGATGAGCAGGCACAGCACGATTAGCACTGCCGCGTCAATCCTCACGTCGCCCACGACCCTCCTCCTCCCATCGTGCCCAGCGGCGCTCCTCATCCCGGCTGCACCGGCTGGCTACCTTGCAGCACGCCCACAGCAGGAACAGCGCGAATATGAACCCGCTCACGGCGACTATCACCGTGATAGTTCGCCAGATGACCTCCTCGTCCATCATGACTCCTTCCCTGCCGGCGCCGGGCCTAGAACCTCGCCGCAGTACCAGCAGACCCATCGACCGTCAATCTCGCGGATCTTCGTGCTCTTGCAGTTCCTGCACCTCTTCGGCTTGCGCATGGGTCTCCTCCAACATGCCCGGCTCAACATAGAACTCGCCTGCTCTGCCGTGGTCTGCCAGTCGCACCTTGCGGCGGCGCGGCTTGCGAGCCCTCGCCTTGTCTGCCTTGATGGCCTTCTGGATCCACGCTGCCGCCTCGTGGTCTACCGGGTCGGTCGACTGGAGTAGGCGGTAGGCCACGCGCATCAGGGCTTCATATAGCTCCTTCACTTCTGGCCTCCGTTGTCCCGGCTCAGGATGGCGGCGATGTGCTGCTTGAGCTGCCATCGTGGGTACTGGTGCGCGTAGATCTCGACGGTAGCGAACTCGTGGCCGCAGTCCAGGCAGCGCCGGGTACGCTCTCCGCCTCGCGTGCGGGTCACGATGCTGTCAGCGTTGCAGATGGGGCAGGTCATCACCGGACGCCCCTCTCAACATCAGCCTGCGCTTTCTCCAGCGCCAGGGCCAGAATGTCAATGCCCATCACCTCAGACATGGAGAGGATGACCACCTGGAGGTCTGCCAGTTCTGCGGCCATGCGTTCATGGCTCAGGATCTTGTACTCGGGCCACGCGTCCAGACTGTCAAACTCTCTGCGGGCTGCTTTCCCGGCCTGGTACTGCTTCCACCACCATTCTGAGCAGGTCTCATCGGGCACGATGGAATTGTAAAGTTCATCCGAGACCTCCGCGAGCTCCTCAGCCAGTTTGGCGACGTGGCGGCAGATGAGGGCATCAGGTTCTAGCCCGTCCCAATAGCCGCGCCCCTTGACCAGTCTAGCTACTTGCTGCTGCGGGTTCATGGATCGCCTCCTCTCGCGATGCAGCCCAGGAGAACAGATCAGGCAGCGTGCTCTGTGCCTCAATCCCGTGCATGTTCTTGACCATCACATCGAAATACTCAGGCTTTAGCTCAATCAGAATGGCCTTGCGGCCAAGCTTGACGGCCATGTAGCCCTCGCTGCCGATGCCGCCAAATGGTGTTAGCACAGTCTCGCCGGGATTGGAGTATAGTTTGACACATCGCTCAATGGTGCCGAGCTGGAGTGGGCAGATGTGCTTTTCGTCATCAGCTCCTCTGGCCGGGCTGAATTGTAGCGTATCGGTTTCCTGGATGCCTGTCCAGATCCCATGCGCCCACTCAATCCAGCGCTCATTGTCCAGCTCGCCATTGGCGACTGGTGTAATAGGCGCTGCGTTCTCGCCTGGCTTGCGGAAGATGAGGATCTGGTCAATCAGGGCTGGCCGGCTGGATGCTGAATCCTTGGCGAGCTGGACAAAAAGCAGCGCCTTGCTCTTGGTGCGAATCGCCTGGGCCTGCGGATTCTTCTGGATGTAGGCACGCCCAACAAAGATCCATCCCTCTCGCTCATAAGCATGGATGACAGCGCCTGGGAAGTCCTTAACGCCAATGTAGCCGTCCTTCTGCGCCATCGCCGGTATGTCTGATGTGTGGACGCAAGTCAAGCGCCCAGGCTTCGTCAGTCGCAGCACCTCGCGAATGACAAAGGCATAATGGGTAAAGAACTCATCCCAATCTCGACTGTTGCCCAGATCGCGTTCTGTGTCTGTGTAGGTGTATAGATCAGCAAATGGCGGCGAGTAGACCGACAGATCAATAGAATCTGTCTCCAGTTCTGCCATGCGCTCGCAGGCATCGCCCAACATGGCAGTCCAATTCTCACCGTTGACAGTATCCTCCTCATACCCATTATCGTTGATGGTTTCCATCCTCAATTCCCCTTCCTCATAGGCTCGGACTTGCTCGATAAGTTTCTCGCGGAGACGCTTTGCCATCGCATCTTTGCGCATGATGTTCTGGTAGATGGAATTCTCTATGTCCGACATGACCAGATACACGTCTACTGGATTCTCTTGCAGATAGCGCCATTCCCGACGGATGCACTGGTAGAACGCTTCCCATGAATAATTGAGACCAAAGAAGATCATCTTGTGCGCATTTTGGAAGTTCATGCCGAATCCACCGATACGTGGCTTGGTCACGAGGATGCGGTGCTTTCTATCCTGGAAGCCCTCAAATGCAGACGCTTTATACTCTGCATCATGGCTGCCTTTGACCTCGATAGCATCGTCGCCCAACGCCTCCATAACCTGGCGGCTCTCATCGTCCAGACCGACCCAGATGATCCACTGTTTCTTGGAATCATGCACAAGATCGGCCATCACCTTGAGGCGGTCGGGAATCGTCTGCCGCCTGATAGCAGCGGCGTGCCTGATGCCTTTGATGTGCGTAAAGAATAGTTGACCCTCTGGGACATAATCCGCCTGAACGAAGATCGGATGGATCTTGAGCGGCGGCAGGGTGAAACCGTGATCCTCATACCCTAGATCAGACGGCTTGATCAGGGCGATAGCCCACGATGCGAGCCAGCGAAAGAATGCCTCCTCCGCATGGTGCTTGATGCGCCATTCCTGGCCGCCCTTGTTGCTGCCCTTACGCCGGTATGCTTTCCCATCGATATAGTAGGTATGCTCCTTGTTGGCATTGATAAAGAACATGGCAAGCATCTCAGATGCCTTGCAGATGCCCAGAAATTCTACGTGATTCCCCAATTCGGTGTAGTCGTTTGGCGCAGGCGTGGCCGTGCAGCACAGGCGATAGGGAACATTGGCACATAGCTTGGTCAAGCGGCGGCGCGTCTTACCACCGATAGCCTTGAGGATGCTGGATTCATCCAGAACCACAGCGCCAAACTGGCTGAAGTCAAACTCCTGGATCATCTCGTAGTTTGTGATGGATAATTGCCCATTGACCTGGGCCTGAGACCTGGCATATGTCACGTCCAGATCTAGCTTTTTTGCCTCACGTACCGTCTGGCGGGCCACGGATAGCGGCGCGATAATCAGAGTCTTTTCACCGATCAGGCGTGCCCATTCCAGTTGCATCAGTGTTTTGCCAAGGCCCGTATCCGCGAATATGGCCGCTCTGCCCTTGCGCACAGCCCAATGGACTAGATCGCGCTGGAAGTCGAATAGCAGAGGGTGGATTGCGCTGATGTCGATTTGTTTTCCGGTCGGGCCGTGCCGGATGATCTTCGTTTCCAGAAATTCCTTATACGTCTCCATGATACTTTCCTTTCGCTCTCCAAACATCGCTCCACGCGAACCGGCGGCCTGCGTAGAGCATCAGGTACAGCGCCGCCTCCACGGGCCACGGCTGCGGCCACGGCAGGTTGACCAGCCAGCGGCGGATCATGGCTCGCTGTCTCCGCTTTCCAACTGAGCCCTGGTCATGGCCTCAGCTAGATTCTTGATGGTGCGCTGCACGTCGGGCAGCATCGCCGCGCTAGTCTGCTCACGCTCCAGCAGGTTGCCATAGATGCGCAGGAAATGGGCGCGGTCTGCCGGGGCATTCTCCGACTGGCACAGCATTCGCCAGCCGCCTATCCCGTCAACGGCCTGGCGCGTGAGCGGGTCCAGCATTCGGGGCACGCGCCAACCGCCGCCGTTCTCCGTGTCTATGGACTCGCCATACCAGCCGAATCGCTGCACAGCTTCCCGCACCTGTACCCAGGCCTGCTCGGGCGTGAGAACGCCGGCGGCCTGCGCCCGAATCTCCATCGCGGCCTGGCGCAATTCTGCCACAGACGGGAACCACTTGGAACTAGCCGCGTGTTGCTTCACTGCGGCCACCAGTACCTCATCGGGAATGTCTTGCAGCAGTTCGGCATATACTCGCGGCGTCTCCTTCGCCATCTCGAATCGGGGATAGGCCACGGCTAGAATAGCAAGCGCTCTAGTTACCGTGTCTGTTGAGGCCATGACAGATCAACTCCTTGCTCTTCTGCAAATGCCCGGACGGCTGCGGCTGACTTCGCCTCGTTGGGCTTGTTCTGGCCACGGCCATCCTCGCCAGGGATACGGTTCTCTGCGTAGTGCTGTAACATGCCCTTAACGTTGCGCTTGTTCCAGCCCATCGCTACCCAGGCGGTACATACCTTCTGCCAGCGGTCCAGGTCTTTCGGCTCGTCGCCAATTACCTGCACGATGCCATCCCAGAGGCTTTTTTCTGGAAAGAGGTGCGTAGCGGCCCGATACCTAGCCACGGCTTGCGGCGGTGGATCCTTGGCTTTTGGCCTCTGCCGCTTCTGGGCTGGCTTTTTGGGTGGAGGCGCATCAGGCGCGGCGTTTTCGCCGGTCCTTATTATCTGTTCTGCCTCTGTATCTGTCTCTGTATCTGCTCTGTTCTGTTCTGGTGCGTTACCGTCACGGTCCTGTAACGTTACATCATCGTTACAATCTTGCTCCTGTTCTGCCCGTTTGCGTTCCCTGTAACGCCGCACACGCTCAGAGCTGTCATCACTGGCGAATTGTCGCTTGTCCCAGTTGGTCAGATACATCACGCCATTGTCACGGTGAACCATGCGGAAGTGCTGGAACTGGTCGAGGATCAGACGGGTCACGTCAAGATCGAGCCCCATCTCATCGGCCAGGTCATCGTCTGTAAAAGCGATGTCTTCGGTCAGCAGCAAGACGCCGCGAACAGGGCTATCATTCCCAATCGACATCAGGATAGACCATGCACCGATGACGAGCGCCTTGGGCTGTTCCAGCACGCGGCAGATGCGCTCAATCTTTCGGTCTGTAGTGGTTTCGCTGTAGAATCTGAACCATGCCGGCATTACGATGTCCCTATCTCTGCCCCGAGATGGCCTGGGCTGACGGGTGCCAGCCCAGGCTCTAGCAAATACCTTAAGCTACTGGCGGCCTTTGCTAATCTTGCGAAAGTATAACCATACTGTCGGGCCGGTTCCGTCGAGCCTGACGCGTGTTTCAATGGCTTGACCTTCCGGCAGTTTCAGATCCCCACGTATTCTAGTTGAGTTTGTAGGATTTATGCTGGCTATGAACCTAGCAGCCTGCTGTGCCTCTTTTTTTGTGGGGAATAATACCCGACAACCATCACCGTCCAGCTTCAGCGCATGAGCAATTTGACGCAAACGATGATGCACTAGATTGCTTCGTGACGATAGGTTTTTGGTTGGAAAGTCATCAGCTTTTACAGCTTCTACGCCTAGATTCTTAATATCCATTGTATCTCTATGCCCTATCTCTGCGCTGAGATGGCCTGGGCTGACGGGTGCCAGCCCAGGCGTGATGCTAGTCTTGCTCTAGGATGGCGATGTCCCGATTGAGCTGGCCTATCGCCCATAGCGTGCCCTCGATGTGTGGCGTGCGGTTCTCCGCCTTGGCCCTGGCCACCTCTGCGCCAACCTCTGCCCTCAGCGCATCGCGTTCCCGCTCTGCGACGGCTACGAGGTGGGCGCGGTACTGCCTGTCTGCCTCGCACCGGCGGCGGCCTGCTTCGGCTGCGGCCTCGCGGTCGTGGGTGTAGCTCATAGCGGCATCTCCTGCTGTCCGGCCTCGATGGCCAATTCGCGGAGGATCGCGGCCACCTCGGCGGTGGCGTACTGGTTGACTTCGTAGGTGCCTGGTTCCGATAGCCAGTCGATGGTTGCGCTGGCTTCGGCTTTCATGAGTTTGCTAGTGGAGGCTACGCCCCAGAGGTAGTTGAGGATCTCGTGCCGCGCCTTGTCCTTGAGCTTGCTGTCCAGGTTCGGCAGCGCCTTGCCCATCAGCCCGGCGACGAATCCCGTCTGCTTTTCAGTGATGGGCTCGCCGTCCAGGAGACGGCTGCCATCCTGCCATTGGGCCTTCTTGCGCACCACCTCGCGGATCTGCTCTGCGCTCAGTGGCCTGCCGTTGCCGTTGGACTTGGCTTTTCGGCGCGGGGGTGTTGGCCGATGTTCCTCATGGTATTCGTAGGCGGTCAACTCCTCTGCGCTCACCTCGCCCGTGCCGAGCAGGTCAGCGGTTGCCCTGTTCTTGGCACGGGTGCGGGCCTTGGCTCGGACGTTGTGCCGTGTGCAGGCGATGCGCCCGCGTTTCATCTCGATGCTGTCGCAGTAGCCATCACCATCCTCATATCGGCCATCGGGGAACGAAGCCCGGACAGATACGGAGCAACCAAACTCACCATCTGGCAGCTCTTCCCATTGTTCATCAAGGGCTGCTATACTGACCGAGAACACGCGGCGCAATTTGGTGAAACCGGATCGCTTGCGCCATTTCTTGCCCTGGATGACAGCGTAGTCGCTATCTTCCAGAACGGCCTGCATGACTTCTTGCAGATTGCGCATGATTTCGCGGGCTTCTGCGGGCGGCGGGATTACAATACTACGGCTGGGCTGTTCTACTAGTGCTAGGTCTGTCACGGTCCCTCTCCTTTCGTACAAGGTTCTCGATTCGCTGCTCTAGCTGGCAGGCCCGGCAGCGGCCATGCTCTGCGATGTAGGCGTGGTCCTCCTCGCAGAGATAGACGTGGGCGCACTCGGGACACTGGGCCTCGTTCATAGCGTCCCATTCTGCGCGGCGCGGCGGAGCTCGCTATACTCGCGCCGGTCCTCTGCCTCTTGCTGGTCGATGCGCTCCTGTTCCAACTCCTCCTCGGTCGGGATGTACCGGCCTGGATTCGGGTTCCTCTCTGCGGTCAATTCAAACTCATCCTCGAAATACATGGTTTCCTCCTTTCACTCACAGATCCATCGCCCGGCACCGACGCTGAAATAGCAGTCATACCAGATGCCGGTCTCGGTCGGTTTCTTCTCACAGCCCAGGGTCATAAACAGGGCGGCGGCCAGAATCAGCAGAATCATCCTCAGCTTGGGGGTCATACTCTCAACCTCAATTCTGTAAGATACTTGTCTATCACGTTCAGGCCATGCTCCACGGTGCGGAGCTCGTCGCTCATACAATCGATGTCTGCCAGGGTGATGCGGTTCTGCCGTGCCATGCTACCCAGCCGCTGCCAGATGACCCGGATCGCCAGTCTCGCGTCTGCGAGTTCGGCCTTGTCATCGTCAATTATGGCTAGTGGTCCGTGCGGCCTGTTACTCATCGCCAACCCGTGCCTTGAGTACCTTGTTCTCTGCGTGCGTGCCGGTCCATGCGTCAATGGCGTGTGAGATGAGGGTGCCCAGTCCTGCGCCTGTCACGATGGCGCAGAAGGCGACAAATGCCCAGATTGCGGGGATGGGCGCTGGCTGCACCAGGCACCAGATGCCGAAGAGCAGGCCGATGAGCGCCAGGCCGATGGTGTAGCAGATGAGCTTGCCCAGTTCTCCGAATAGCCGTTCGCTCAGGTAGTGGGTTGCTATGAAGATGACTAGAGCGAACGTGGCCGCGATTGCGCCGGACGTGAGAGCGACTTTCAAGATTCATCCTCCTGTAATGACACAGAACCGGGAAAGTATGGTATGATAGAATACGGGCGCCGGGGATTGCGAGCTTGATCAACTATACTTGCATATGCAAGCCGGCCAACTCTCCGGCGTCCCAGTGTAATCATTGTTCAGTCCATCAATTCCACGCCAATGAGCGCGGCTGAGGGTTCGGGGCCATCGAGGGGTACGCGATGGTCAACCTTCTCAGCCGCGCTCATTCGTGTGGTATACGCCTTCAGGTAGGCAGGCCACAGGCGCCGGTAGATGGTGAGCATGGCGGGGATGTGCCGGTCTGGGTGGGCGCGGTATGCGATCTGGCCTGTCGGGTCTGTGGCGTTCATGACTTCACGCTGTACTGTGGTTTCGCGTCAACGAGCATCCGCTCCTTGAGCTCTGCCCATTCAACGACAATCTTGCGCAGGGCCAGCGACACGGTGAATCCCTCAGCCTGGGCATATTCGTCAACAGTAGCCCAGTGATCGGGGTACATTGTGACGTTGCGAGGCTCTACCTTTTCGTCATTCTTGCCGCCTGCTGGTCTCATAGGTTCCTGTCCTTTCTGAGTCTCGTATTGGCATGTCTACATGACGCAGTATAGCACATGATAGCAGATTTGTCAAGAGGAAATGCCAGTCTGGAATGTTAAAATTTTGCGCTGGCCGCTATAATGGGATGCGTGGAGAACGATTTGGCGTCTTGGCTTGTCAGTGAACTGGAGGAGCGTGCTTGGTCTCAGCGTGAGCTTGCCCGGCGTGCAGGCTTGTCGCACACTACCATCTCCGATGTGGTCTCAGGCCAGCGTAAGCCAACATGGGATTTCTGCGCATCGGTAGCAGGAGCTTTCAAGATGGATCCGTCCCGTGTTTTTGTGCTGGCTGGCCTCGCGCATCCAGGGCCGCCCAAGGTGCCGGAAGAGGAGACGGCAGCCAAACTCATCCGCTTGCTGCCTGCGCAGTACCGCCAACTTATGATCACGGTGTTGCAGGCGCTGGCTTCAGAATTGGCACCAGAGCAACCTCCAGAGATTATGCTGCCCATCCCCGACGATCCACTTCTCCAAGAACTTGTCAGCCACTATGAAGATGCCAGCGAGCAGGAGCGCCCGGGCCTCGTCGCTATGGCGCGTCTGTGGCGTACTCGCTCAGGTGAGGAGCGGCATGAAGAGGAACGGCAGCCAGACACGGAGGGCGCTTGAGCTACGCCTAGCCTTTGAGCGCGAACTGCGGGCGATGCCAGCGCCGGAGCGGGTCTCCTTCTGCCACTGGCTCAGGCAGCGCGCCGCCCGCGTCTGGTCATTTGCAGAGCAGCATCCATCCCCCAGGGTCATCGAGTGAGCCATCCCCCGCGCATCGGCGTATGGGCCGCTGTCTCCACGCTTGCCCAGGCCGCAGAGGATAAGATCAGCCTGGAGAGCCAGGAGCAGCAGGGCCGCGAGTTTGCCGAGGCTGTCGGCGGCGAGGTCGTGGCGGTCTACACGGTCCCTGGCCACAGCCGGGATCTGTGGCGCTGGTCTGATGCAGAATCGCAGATGGTCGCCTATGCCAACCTGCGGCGCGATGTGGAGGCAAGCCGGATCGACGTGCTTTGGGCGCTCGATGTGGACCGGCTCGGGCGAGACCCGGCGCTGGCCCAGCAGGTCATCAGCCTGGTAGAGCGGTCCGGCGCCGAGGTCTATCTGCAATCCGCACCGCACCAGCTCGGGCAGAAAACGACGGCCCATCGCTACGTTTCCGCCATCCAGTCTGTGCGCGTCGGTGAGGACCAAGCGCTTCGCAAGCACCGCCATCATAGCGGCATGAAGGGCCGCATTCTCAAGCGCGGGCTGTTGGCAGGCCTTCCGCCATTCTATCTCGATGTGGAGCGAGATCCTGTTTCGGGCGAGGTCGTGGGCTACCGCTTCAGCGACCAGGTGGGGGCCCTGGACCTGATGACGCGGCTCTTCCTGGAGGGTCATAGCTACGCAGAGATTTGCCGCAGGCTCGATGCTAGCGGCTATCCGCCTCCTGGCGATGGGCGGCATTGGTGGGCTCGCTTGGCGAATGAGGTTATGCTGTCCGATGTGCCGGCAGGGTATGCGCATTGGGGACCGTACCGCACGCCAGAGCCATCGCCGCACGTCCCGGCGCGTTGGGACAGTGAGACGTTCGCGGCTGTTGTCCGAGAACGGCAGCGGCGGTCCGTGTCTGGGTTCACACGGCGGGGAGCCGGACCGCTTACCCGTGTGGCCTATTGCGCTCGTTGCGGTGGTCACATGGTCCGGGCTCGCCCACGGCGCACGAGTCCCTATTATCTGCGCTGCAACCGGCACGCACAGAAGGCGGTCTACCCGGAGTATACCTGTCATGCCAACAGCATACGGGAAGATGCGGTACTGGAGGCGGTGGGTGATTTTCTGCAGGAGATGAGCACGCCCGAGGCGATAGATGCCATGCTGGCAGAGCAGCAGGAGGGCCACCAGGGGCAGGCGTTGCATAGCGAACTGGATGCGGCTCGCAGAGCGGTTACAGACCTGGAGGTACGGAGACGCCGGGCGGCGCACGCTTATGCGGCTGGGGATATGGATCTGACCATCTATCGTGAGGTGGATTCGGAGCTCTCTGAACGGCTGGCTGCGGAGCAGGCGAGGGCTCAGGATCTGGAGCAGGTCATCGCGGCGATGCCTGACCTGGAGCAGCAGCGCGAGGCGATTCTGGGACTGGTGCAGGTATTGCCGGACCTTCTCACCTCGGAGGAACCTGCGACCATCGCGGCAATGCTGCAGGAGGCGGGCCTTCACATCTACATTGAGGCTGGGCTTGTCCGGGAGATTGTGTTGGAATAGTACGGTTTTCTACAATCCTTCGCGTTTTCGAGATAAAACCTATGCCTGTAGAATCTTGACAGATTCCCACTAAAATGGTATAATCGCTGCATACGCAGCGATGGTCAAACGGGGCCGACTTGCGCGATTTTTCGCGCCTGTCGGTTTTTTTGTTGTCCTGAGGGTGAGGAGGAGAGGTATGGAGATAACAGGCAACATTACCATCACCGCAGTTATGGCCGTCGTGGCAGGGTTCATCACGCAGGCGGTCAAGCAGGCCATCCCCGAGGTCTGGCACCGGTACATTCCGCTACCTCTCGCCGCGGTCCTGGTGGCTGTCGGCGTGGGATTGGCATGGCTCCAGGGGCAGGATATGGTACAGGGCGGCATCATGGGCTTCATGAGCGCGGCGCTCAGTGTTTATGGTTATGAGTTTGTGACCGGGTTTCTCAAGCGGCCTAATCCGTAGGCCGCTTTTCTATTGCCTTGGCCGGCTTGATGCAGGTCGTGCCTCCTCAAGGAGCTTTTCGTGGTGGCAGAATCAGACGTGGGGGTGCTTAAGCCCCAGTTAGACAGGATCGAAGCAGATGTAGGCGAGGTAAAGCAACAGCTCAAGCAGCTTAATGGATGTGTCCGGGCCAACCAGATGGACATCGCTATCCTGAAAGCAACGAGCTTGCGGCTGGATGCTGTGAAGATTGGGGCGATTATCGGCGGCGTGCTGATGGTCATGGCAGCGCTGCTCAAGGTGGCAGGCGTGTTGTAGGCGCTATTATCATGCCTACATCTGGCCCGGGCGTGGCCGGCGCTCCGGCGGTCGTCGCAATTGTGGGCGATCTGCACATTAACAGTACGGTGGGTCTGTGCCCATCCAGGGTGCAACTGGACGATGGGGGCACCTATCACCCGTCCAAAGCGCAGTGGTGGATCCTGCGCTGCTGGGATGACTATTGGCAGCACGTAGCGGCCATCGAGCGCTCTGCGCTATACGTGGTGGTCAACGGGGATCTGGTCGAGGGGCTGCACCATCGGGCCACCCAGCTTGTCACGCACAACGAGGAGACGCAGCTCGATATGGCGCTCCAACTCCTGGAGCCCGTTGCGCGATTGGCCGATTATCTATTTGTCGTGCGTGGGACAGAAGCGCACACGGGGCCGTCAGCGCAGTGGGAGGAGCACCTAGCTGATGACCTGTCAGCAGTGCGGGACAAGGTGGGGCTGACGGCCTCGTGGTGGTATCTGCCGCTGGAGGTGGAGGGCGTGACCTTCGACATCCAGCATCATCCGCAGCGGCGGAGCATGTTGCTGTCAACGCGGGACGTTGCGGCATCACGCGAGGCGGATGGCGTCTGGCAGGCGTACCATGAGATTGACCGCAGGCCGCCTGATGTGGTGGTCCGGTCGCACGCGCACTACTGGGCCAAGGGCTGGAGCCGTGAGGTTTTCTGTTGCATCTGTCCACCGTGGCAGGTGTCTACGGCATACGGGAACCGGCTCGGCGTCAACCGGCGCGTGGAGCCCGTGGGGGGATTGATCTTTCTATGCAGCGACGGGCGCTGTACCTGGCCCGAGGGCCAGCGGTGGCCGGTGAAGCGGTACAAGCCGATCCCGAGGAAGGTCTGGACATCCGCGAGAGCGAGCTGATCCAGGCGCTATCCGAGGCTCAGGCCGTACTGGACGAGGACCGGCAGGGATTTCTGACCACGCAGGAGATGGCGGCCTCGCTGGGCTGGCATGTTTGGAAGGTGCGCGAGCACCTGCGCACACTGCACGCGGAGGATTTATTGGAGATGCGGAAGGTGCCGATTATCGATATTGGAGGTAGGCGAAATCTGATTCCGGCCTACCGATTGAAGCGAGGAGGATGAGATGAGTGAGGACGTGTTTGGCGAGAATGTTTTGGTGCCGCCAGAGGGCGGGAATTTCGATGAGTATTTCGTGCCGGAAGGTGACGCGCTAGAAAAGGCGCAATCCGGCACCCATAAATTCAGGGCCAAGGAAGCATCGCTCAAAGAATTGCGCGAGCAGTACCGAGCGAAGGTGCGCGAGTACGAGTTTGCCATCGCGGAGATTGACCGCGAGCTGGGCGCATAGCTTTCATGGTTCCTCCTTTCCTTTCTTGCTGTGGGCGGTGGGACTGGACCACCCATCCATCGCTCACAGACAATTATCAGGCGCGAGCCTGTTGACATAGATGGACCGTAGGCAGTTTCTGAAGTGGGCTGCGGCTGCTACATTGGGGCCGGCTATTGGAGGTAGAGCGGTGGGCATCAAGAGCTATAAGTGCATCGCGGGACCGCGTACCGACAAGGAGCGGCGGTTGGTTCGCGCCAACACGCTCTGGTATCAGTGGAACAATGTAGACCACAAGGATGACATCTCCTATGTCCCGTGCTGGAAGGGTGAGCCTGCGTCAACCGCGTATGAGACCCATCTCTGGAACGCCAGCACAATCCAGGAGTGGGCTGCCGGGCGCCGCTACATCATGATCGGTAACGAGTGGAACCTGGTAGGCGGCGGGATGTGGGATTACAACTACCAGGCTCGGCGCCTGCGCTATTTCGTGCAGGCCGTCCAGGGCGTGAATCCCACGGCCAAATTTATCGGTCTCAACGAGGTTATCACCGCTGATGGCGTGAGCTTCGACGGCATCACGGCCATCGGTGAGGTGGCCAGGGCATACAAGTCCTACTACGGCACGCTGCCGCCCTTTTTCGGCGTCGGGTTCCACGCTTACAATTTCGGGAACTACGACTACGAGGCCAGGATCCGCCAGACTATCAATCAGATCCATCAGGTCTACGGTCCCAACTGCAGGGCGTGGCTCACGGAGTTCGGCCATCCCAGCAGCCACGCGCTCGCCTATGATGCCATGCGCAAGGTCAACAATGTCCGGGCCTACGGCATCAACTGCTATTTCTGGTATAAGAGCTACTTCGAGCCTGCCAAGCCTGCGGAGAATTGCAACCTCTTCCTCAAGCCCAACGGCTGGGACGCGGAGGGCACCATCTCGGTAGTCGGCAGGGCGTACCGGGGATTGCTGCCGAGGGGATGATGGCGAGCAACGGGAACGGCAACGGGCACCGGCTCACTGACAAGCAGAGCCTATTCATCGAGCGGTACTTGCAGTGCTGGAACGCAACGCAGGCGGCGCTTGATGCGGGCTACTCTGAAAAGACGGCTCGCCAGATGGGTTCAGAAAACCTTTCAAAACCTGTCATTCGCGATGCCATCGAGAACCGGCTCCGTGGCGAGGCGATGTCAGCCAATGAGGTGCTGTGGCGGCTGGGCAACCAGGCCCGGGGCGACATCACCCAGGTCATGAGGACCGACGTGCCCGGCGGCATGGTAGACCTGGAGGCCTTGGAGCAGAACGGCCACCTCGTCAAGTCCATCTCCTGGAACAAGAGCGGCGTCCGGGTGGAGCTCTACGATTCGCAGCGGGCGCTGGAGCTAATCGGCAAACACTATGGTCTATTCAAAGACGTGAGCGATGTCAATATCCGAGGGCTTGACACCGCCATTGAGCGGGAACTGGAGAAGCTGGCCGATCCCGGCCAAGGTCCAACTGCTGGAGAGACTGAGGCAAAGGACTGCGGCGGGTGCGGCAGTTGCGTGGCCAGCGTACCAGAATAGTGAGACGGGGAAGCGGTATGAACCGCACCACGATGCAGAGCGGCGGGCTGTCGAATCGGACACGCCGCGCTATGTGCTGTTCAAAGGCGGCGAGGGCGGTGGGAAGTCGGTGGCAGGCATCATCAAGACGCTGGACAGGCTCAGGCGCGGCATGAGCGGCGTGATGGTGAGCAAGGACTTCGAGCACTTCAAGAAGTCATTGTGGCCCGAGTTCCGGCGCTGGTGCCCGTGGGATCAGGTCGTGGAATCCCAACGCTACCGGCAGGCCGTGACGTGGGAACCCAACCGCGCCTTCACGCTCGTTTTCAACAACGAGCTGGGCGGCCAATCCACGCTCATCTGTGGCGGTGCCAAGGAGAGCGAGATCGGCTCGTGGGAGGGCCCTAACATCAACTTTGTCCATATGGACGAGATGCGGCATCACAAGAAGCCCGTAGCCCTCAAGACCTTTGATGGCCGCGTGCGCATTCCTGGGCCAAAGGGCGAGGCACCGCAGATGTGGATCACCACCACGCCGCGCAAGCACTGGCTTTTCGAGTATTTCGGGCCAGTCACAGATGGCGATGCGCGGGCGCCGTTCAAAGCCGAGGCGCTGACGGTCACGCTTCTGACCAAGGACAACGAGGCCAACCTGGAACCGGGCTTCGTGGGCAAGCGGTCGCAGACGTTGACCGAGGCGGAGAGCCGCGTACTCCTGGAGGCTGCATGGGAAGACATCGATGAGGGGCAGAGGTTTCTGCCGTCGATGGTATGGTGGGACGTATGCCGCGAGGCACTTCCACCGCTGGGACCGAAGGCGGCGATGGTTGTCTCGCTGGATGCGGCGGTCGGGCGCACAGACCAGGACTCGGACTGTTTCGGCCTCCTCGCCGTCTCACGCCACCCGCACCGGCCAACCGATGACATCGCCGTTCGCTTCGTCCAGACCTGGCAGGCGCGGGCTGGACAGAAGCTAGACTACCAGGGCACAGAACTGAATCCCGGCCCGGAGCGCGTGCTCCGCTGGCTGTGCGCCAACCGCAACGTAAGCCAGGTGGTCTATGACCCGTTCCAACTACACGACCTGTGCAACCGGCTGCGCAAGGAGGGGCTCGCCTGGTTCAAGGAATTCCCACAGGGCCAGCGGCGCATCGAGGCAGACACCGACCTGCTGCGCATGATTCAGGAGCGGCGCATCGCGCACAACGGGAACGAGGAGCTCAGGCAGCACATCGCCAACGCAGACCGCAAGCTGGACAGCGAGAGCAAGAAGCTGCGCATCGTCAAGCGAGAGGACGCGCTGCCGGTGGACCTGGCGGTTTGTTTGTCTATGGCCGCGTCCGCTTCTTTGTATTTGAATCTCACATGAACTACGAGCGCAGAGATTATTCAGCAGTGGCTGAGGCAGCGTAATGGCCGAATCGACAGAACTGAAAGCATCCGTACAATCCAGACCTGACGCAACCGGCGTAGGCGGCCCGGCGACCAACTACCTCACCGACTGGCTCCAGGTCATGGCCGACTCCGACGCCGCGCCACAATACTGGTCCAGGCGCCGGGACGAATGGCTGAGAGACTTCTGCAAGCTGCCGGGGAATGACCTGCTCGCCGGCACCATCGCCACGGTTACAGCGAAGGTCGCTACCACGGGCTGGTATCTGGAAGGACCGGAGCGCACGGCCAACCTGTACCGCAACATCCTCCAGAGCAAGAGCGACTTCGGCGCGGGCTGGAGCATGATGGTGCAGAAGGCGGTAGAGGACTACTTGACCCAGGACGCAGGCGGCTGGATCGAGCGTATTCGCACCGGCAAGCAGGGCGCGGCTATCGGCCTGGCAGCCCTGGACAACGCCCAGATGTACGTCATCGGCAACCCGGAGTATCCGGCGGAGTTCGCGCCGTACTTCTCAGAGGAGAGCCAGGACCGGATCCCGATGCACTACAGCCAGGTCATCCGCATGGTGGACGCGCCAAGCCCTGAGTCCAAGATGCTCGGCGTCGGCTTCTGTGCGGTGAGCAGGGCGCTGGCCACGGCCCAGGTGCTGATGGACGTTGTGACCTACGAGCGCGAGCGGCTCTCCGACCTGCCGCCTGCAGGCCTGCTGATGCTCAACAACATGAGCAAGAACCAGTGGGAGGACGTGCAGAAGCGGTACGATGTGCGGCAGCAGCAGCGGGGCAACCAGGTATGGCGCAACCTGATGGTCGCATTTGGCCTCGACCCGGCCATGCCGCTACAGGCGGAGCTCTTCTCCTTCTCCTCTCTGCCCGAGCACTACGACAAGCGCACGCAGACGGAGATCGCGATTTACTCCTTCGCGCTGGCGTTCCGGGTAGACCCGAGAGAGATCTGGCCCGTGAGCGCCGGGCCGCTGGGCACCGCCACGGAGGCCAACATCCAGCACCTGAAGGCCAGGGGCAAGGGTGCAGGCCTGTTGCTCACCGAGATTGAGCGGGTCCTGAACGACAGGCTGACGCTGCCGCCATCGCTCCTGTTTCGGTTCGACTACCAGGACGTGGAGGAGGACCGGCAGGCGGCGGAGATTGCGCAGCTCAAGGCGGAGTACATCCGCACGCTGGCGGAGCCGTTCGCAGCCCGTGGTGGCGTGGTGGAGGAAGCGGCCATTATCAGCCGGGAAGAGGCGCGGGCCTGGCTGGTGCGCGAAGGGCTGTTCGATGAGGAAGACCTGATGACGATGGACGATGAGGGCCGGGCCACGGACACGGAGGAGGCCAAGAGCCTGTTCCATGTGGACCTGGGGCCGAGGGTGCGGGCGTATTCCAGCGGGCGCACGGTGCATCTGGAGAAGCGGCGGCGCGTGTGGAAAGGCTGGACGGGACCGAGCGCGGCGATGGCCGACCTGGAACGGGCCTACGCGCACCTGATGGCGATGGAGGCGGTCCGTGCTTAAGACGCTGAGCGGCTACCAACTCAACCTTAGAGCGGCGGCGCGTGGCTTGTGGTCTGGCAGTGTGGACTATTACAGCGCCTTTGACCAGCTCTTCCTGGCCATTGACCGGGGCTTGCCGCAGGCCTGGGCAGAGGGCGCGGCGCAGTGCGGCATCCAGCCCGACGAGTACAGCCCGGAGGAGCGCGTGGCGCTACAGCAGGCGATTAACAGCGAGAAGGGCCACGTTGACGGATTGCTGACGTGGATTGAGCAGAACAGCCGCGAGAATGGCGGCAGCCTGAGCGCCATCAATGGGCGCCTGGACGTGTGGATCAACCGCTATCGGGACGTTGTGAACCAGGCCAAAGCGATGGCCTGCGCAGACCAGAAGCTGAGATGGACGCTGGGACCAACGGAGCACTGCACGACCTGCGCCAAGCTCGCGGGCCGCGTCAAGCGTGGCTCCTACTGGCAGGCGCACGTGATGCCGCAGAATCCACCCAACGGCCAGCTTGAGTGTGGCGGGTGGAAGTGCCAATGCACGCTTGAGCCCACAGAGGATCGGGCCAGCCCTGGGCCTCTGCCGAGGTTGCCCTGATGGCTATCCTGGATGATTGGTTTTACACCGAGCTAGAGCACATCCGGCACAAGTGGCAGAAGTTCGTAACTTCCTGCTACATCATCGGCGGGCGCGTGGTCACGGTTCCCGAGGAGCGCGATGACATCACTGGTGCCAGCGTGGTTATCCCGGTCGTGCATCACGAGGTACACGAGGGTGAGACGTTCCAGGCCAGCTATTACAACGGCGCCGTCGCCAACGCTGGCACTATCGAGATCCTACTGGTGACAGCGGCTGCCCATACGGCGCACCTGACCTTCGACGTGGCAGCGGGTGGGGATGCCCATGTGGAGCTGCTACAGAATGTGACCGTCAACGTGGCCGGCACGGCCATCACCGAGCGCAACCTGAACCGCACTGCATCAGATGGAGACGTGACGGTCACAGCGACGCACACGCCAACGGTCGTCGGTGGCCAGGTCTTGAGCACATTTCTGGCACCGGGCGGCACGGGGCCGAGGGCCGCAGGGGGTACGGGCAGGCCGTCAACGGAGTGGCTTCTAGCCAAGAGCAAGAACTATCTCATCAGGGGCACCAATGTTTCAGGCAACAATCAGCCGATGAGCATCGTGGTCCAGTGGTATGAGGAGGAGTAGAGATGCCAGTCTTTCTACCGCAACGAGAAGAGCGATTCAAAAAGGGCTATCGCCAGAACCTGAGCCTGACCATCCCTTCGGGGATGAGCATCAGCAGCGACTACGTAGACCTGGAGGACTGCTGGACGGTAGTGGGGATCTACATGCCGGATGCCTGGACAGCGGCCAACATCGGATTTTACACGACCTACCCGCTTGTCACGGGCAGCGATGACCCACACGTCCCGGTTACGGGCACGGTCTGGGAGCCCATCAATGAGCCGGACAGCACGGACTATCTGGAGATCCAGGTAGCCGCTGGCGAGTATACCTACATCGGGCCGGACAAGCTGGCAGGCTGCCGGTTCCTGCGGCTCTGGTCTGTGAGTAGTGGGACAGGCACGGCACAGGGGGCGGCGCGAACGGTCATCCTGGTAGTGAGGCCAATCTGATGAGGAAGACCATCCCGACGCGCATAGGGCCATGCTACCCGCGCTGCGCTCCGACCTACACGCCAGGGGGGCCGAGGGCGCACAGGCTGGCGAGTGGGCTGATTCCCAGTGAAGGTGCTGTGCCCTGTGGGTTGCTCGATAATCTCATCGCCTATTGGCCCGGCAACGAGGCGGCAGGTAACGCACTCGACGCGCACACCAACGGGCTGGATCTGACGGATAACAACACGGTAACGAGCAATCCAGGACATGTATATGCGCTGGCTAGGCAGTATACGCTGGCCACTAGTGAGTATCATAGTCGTGCGAGTGAGGCTCTACTCCAGACGGGTGATGTTGATTTTACCATCGCGGCATGGGTATATCATGACACTGTCTCGACTTACCAGCGGATTGTAGCAAAAGACAATAGCGTTGCAGGTGAACGAGAATATAGCCTGTTGTTTGCTGCTGCGGGTGGCGGATTCAATCGATTCCGTCTATATGTTTACAGGCCGGTAGATGCTGGGGTGTATGTGTCAGCCGACACGCTGGGGGAACCATCAGTAAATACCTGGTATTTTGTGGTGGGATGGCATGATTCTGTCGCAGACACAATATACATCCAGGTGAACAATGGCGGCGTGGATAGCAACGCGACTGGTGGCGCATTACAGGCTGCCAGTTCTGCCCAGTTCAGGATTGGTGCAGCGCAATATCCAGCAGCGGTCCACTACATGAATGGCCGCATCGGCCCGACTGCCATCTGGAAGAGCGCGGCGGGTGGCGGCGGGGTGCTGACGGCGGCGCAGAGGACTTGTCTCTGGAATGGCGGCGCGGGCTTGGCTTACGCGGATTTTACCTGATGCCAACACCCAGGCAGGGCGAGAGCCGTGGCGATTTCGTGAGCCGGTGCATCCCGGTAGTATTGGAGGACGGCACCGCCCAGGACCAGGATCAGGCCGTGGCGGTATGCAATTCGATGTGGGAGGATGGTATGGAGAAGAGCGTGAGCAAGGCAACATGGACAACGGCATACGTCAACGACCTGCCTGATTCGAGTTTTGCCCTTGTGGAGTCGGGTGACAAGGACGGAGAGGGCAAGACCACGCCGCGCAGCCTCCGCCACCTGCCATACAAGGACGCTGAGGGCAAGGTGGATCTGCCGCACCTCCGCAACGCCATCGCCCGCGCCAATCAGATTAAGCTCAAGGACGGCTCGACCATCAGCGAGTCACGGGCAACGTCCATCCAGAACAGATTGCGGCGCATCCTGGAGAACATGGGCGGCAAGTCTGCGCTCCTCCTCGATATGGCGATGACCAAGGCGGAGCGCCTGGACGATGGCCGGATCCGCTGGCGGGCACGCGCCAATTCGGGCGAGTTTGACCTCGAGGATGACCGATTTGACCCATCCTTCTGGGGCGACGTGATCCACAACTTTGGACGCCAGGCAGAGGCGCGGGGCAAGGGTGAGACACCGCCTGACAACATGCCCATCCCGATCTTGGACCTGGCGCATTACAGTTTCAGGCTGCCATCAGAGAGCCGCAGCAAGGCACAAGCGGGCTGGATTGAGCGGCTATGGCAGGACGGAAGCGCACTCATGGCGCTGGGGTATTTCTGTGATACCCCTCTGGGCCGGGCAGCGGCAAACGCCGCGATGACACGTCCGGCAACGGAACGCCGAGTATCCGTCGGCGTGTGGCCCGACTGGGGCCGCGTAGAGCTGCGGGACGGCAAGCGCATCTATAAAGGTGGAAGGAACAGAGCCTACTTGGATCACTTAGCGATGACGGCTCATCCCATAGATCCTAACACCTTACTGGAGGTCAAAGCTATGAATCAAAAAGATGACGCCCTGGACGTACTGGGCGATAGTGACGAGGCAAAAACCCTCGTTGACGAATTGGAAGAGGCCAAGGGCAAGTCCCTGCCTGACGGCGCTGTGGTCAAAGCGGAGGAGGAGGATTCCGACGCGGAGGAGCCGCAGGCCGAAGAGGTAGAGGAGCCCGAGGTTGAGGAAGAGCCAGAGCAGGCACCGGAAGCGGAGCTCCTGAGCGCGGCAGAGATGACCGCCGTTCTCAAGACGTTCACCGAATCGCTGTCCGACGCCATCGACCGGCGGCTCATCAGCATTGATGAGGCCGTGGGCGAGCTCAAGAGCCAGGTCGAGGCGCTGGCAGCCAGCGAGACGCAGAAGGTGCAGGCAGCCATCGAGTCTGATGGCGGCTGGCTCTGGGAATTGATGCGTGAAAATTCTGTCCGTGGTAAAAGCACCGTAAAGGGCGGAGGGACTGAGGAGCCGGAGGAAGCGAGGGACGAGTCAGACCCGTTCTATCGCATGTTCGGCGGCCTCAAGAAAGAATAACCAGGAGGCATGTCATGGATCAGAATCAGATCATGCAAGGCCTCGCTCAAGCCCTCGCCCCGTTCCTGAAGTCGGGGGCCGTGAGCAAGGCAGACGGAACCCCCGTCTCCACCTATATGTACTCGGAAGGGGGGCTCTTTGGAAGCTGCAAGAATGACCCGGTGCTCATCAACGCCCTAGTCGGGCCGATGGGCTACGAGTCTCGCTTGCAGTTCGTGGGTACCAAGACAGAGAATCCCATCGTGGATTCTCTGACGCGGATCGCCTCAACGGGCTACGACCAATCCAGCTCTTGTGCGGATTGTGGTACGCCCCGGATCTATCGGTGCTCGCAGACCGCGTGCTTTGGCCGCATCTGCCAGCAGACCGAGGAGGTGTTGTTCGATGAGCTGGGCCTGATGGCAAACAACAATGTCCAACAGCTCGCGCTCTACGGCAACATCACCGACCCGGCAGGGAATGTCCTGGTGCGCCAGGGCGAGCCCATCACCGACATGCTGACGCTCTACGCTGTAGCCGCGGCTTACAACCTGCGGCGCAGGCTGGGCCAGCTCTGGTGGGCTGGCAACCCGGCGAGCAACGCGGGCGGCTACTCCGAGTTCCCGGGCTTCGACCTGCTCATCAATACCGGAATGCAGGACGCGCTAACAGGCCTCGCCTGTGACGCACTCGATAGCGTGGTGGACACGTTCAGCAACAACATCGTGGGCGCGGCTGGATCGCCGTCCATCGTAGCCAGCATCGCGGCCATCATGCGCAGCATCCGCTATCGCATCGGCCGCGCCGGTTTCGACCTGGGCGGCGTGCAGACCGACATCGTGATGCACCCGACCCTGTGGGACTGCGTGGCCGATGCCTGGGCCTGCGAGTACGGCCTGACCTGCCAGAGCACCAGCGCCAACATCACCATGAACAACGATAGCCTGGCGCTGGCCCGCCTGCGGGATGGCTTTATCGCTGATGCGATGCTGCCCATCGACGGCATCAACTACAACGTTGTTTTGGACAACGGCATCGCCGTGACCAACAGGCCATACGGCAACGAGACCTCTCGCTGCTCTACCATCTATGTCATCACCCGCGTAATCCCTGGCGCTCCTCCAGTACCGGACAGCCCAGGCGGCGGCGTCGTGACCTATGGCGAGTACCAAGACCTGAACGCGACCGGCGGCGCGGCTATCCGCCAGTTCGGGAACATGTTCAACCACCTCCAGGTCACGGACGGCGGGCGCTACGTAGTGGCTGCGCAGGAATCGGGCGGCTATTGTGTGGACCTGAAAGTCCTGTCCAAGCCCAGGCTCAGGATGCTGATGCCCTGGACCTCTGGACGCCTGACCAACGTCTGCTGCGTGCCCGCTGGCACCTACCCGGATGTTAGCGGTAGCGGCGGCGTGTACGAGGTGAGCGGCGGCGCGACGACTACACCGCCTAACTACCTGTACGGCGACTGCTGGCCGACCCACGTTGGCGGCGGCACTGGATAATCTAACCTGGCCTGGGTAGGTTCCATGCCTGCCCAGGCCTTGGAAACGGGGGCAGAATGAACGACGGCCAGACCAGAACGCTGATGGTCGTCCATATACCGAAGGCAGCGGGCACGACGCTCCGCTGGATCATGGACCGGCAATACCCGCAGGCGTCAATGTTCAAGATCGGAGATGACATCCCAGATGAACGGGTACGCCTGCGGGAATTGCCAGACAAGCGCAAGCTCGCACTCCGGGTCGTGTTCGGTCACATGTGCTGGGGCTGGCACGAGGAGCTCGCCTGGGGCCAGGGCTACCAGTACCTTACCATGCTCAGAGAACCGACCGAGAGGGTCTTGAGCCTATACGCATATGCGTTCTTGCCTGACCACTACATGAGCGATGCAGTGGAGGGGATGGGCGTCCAGCAGTACGTGGAGAGCGGCGTAACGCGCACCTGTGATAATGGCATGGTGCGACAGCTCTGCGGCGAGGATGCCTTTCTCCGCGAGCCCTATGAGGATATGGTGCTGCCCTTCCGAGGCGTGACCCGGCAGCACCTGGAGACCGCCAAGCGCAACCTGGAGCGGTGCGTGGTGGTTGGGCTGGCAGAGCAGTTTGACGCGACAATGGACCTGTGCCGGCAACGGTTGGGCTGGCGCATCCCGGCGTTCAAGAACCAGAACATCACGCGCTGGCCCAGGCCGAAACGAGAGGAGCAGGATCAGGCGACACTGGACGCTATCGCCGCGCATAACGCGCTAGACCTGGAACTGTACCATCACGCCAGAGCGCTGTTTCAGAAGCAAAGGGGGCAGAGGTGACAAGTGACTACTTGAATGGACCGTGCTGGCTTGAGACTGCCAAGCCAGTCATGCTACATCTGGGCTGCGGGCACCGTCGCCTGCCAGGATTCACGCACGTTGACAGCAGGCCAGAGGTCAAGCCTGACGTGGTGGCCGACGTGGAGAACCTGGACGCCTTCGAGGATGGCAGCGTGGATCTCATCTATGCCGCGCACGTCCTGGAGCACATCCCCAGGCCGCACATCCTCACCGTTCTGGAGGAGTGGCGGCGGGTGCTCAAGCCGGGCGGTATGCTCAGGGTCTCCGTGCCGGACTTTATGATCTTGGCAGAACTGTACCTGTACGATAGTGTCAGCATGTGGCGCATCACCGGGCCGCTGCACGGGCGGCAGGACTACGAGGCCAACACGCACTATGTCTCATTCGACTATGAATACCTGGCCTGGATGCTGGGCACGGCAGGCTATCACGACATCCGGCGCTGGCATCCGTCCCAGATTCACCCGCTGGACTACGACGACATCAGCCTGGCCAAGATTGACCAGCGGTACATCAGCCTGAACGTGGAGGCGACGGCGGGATGACTCAAGTCTCAGTAGTCGCAGGAACCTACAACCGCCTGCCGCTCCTCAAGGAGATGGTCGCCAGTGCCAGGAACAGCGCCAAAGACCTGAGCCTGGAGATCGTGCTAGTGGACGGCGGATCCACAGACGGCACAATCGAATGGTGCCGGGAACAGGATGACATCACGCTCATCGAGCACGGCAAGCTCAAGGGCGCCATCCGGGCCTATAATGATGGCTGCTATGCCGCCTCCGGTGACTATGTAACCATAGGCAACGATGACATAACCTTTGACAATGATACCATCCATCGGGCCTACTGGTTCCTGCGCACCAATCCCGAGATAGGGCAGGCCGCCTTCGGGCACAGGTTCCAGCGGCGCAACAACCCCAACCAGGCCCGGGTACAGGGCGCCTTCGGCTACGTCTACGGCCAATGCTGCATGACGCCGCGCTGGCTGGGCGACTTGGCGGGCTGGTGGGGCGAAGACGGCATGTATACCTATGGCGGGGATACGCGCCTGAGCCTGCGCATCTGGGAGATGGGCTGGTCCGTCGTGGCCGCGCCGGGGTGCTCGGTCACAGACCGGGAACATGAGGATGAGCTCAGGCAGGTCAACTCAGATACGCCCTGGCGCAACGCCCGAGAGGGTGGGCGCATCCATCCCGACCTGGAGAAGTTCAACCGGGCCTGGCCGCGTTCCAGGATTCCCACGAGGGACGAATGGATCAGCGCACCGCCTCGCCGGGTGCTCAGGAAGGCCATGCAGGGCAACCTGCGCTCCATGCGGTTCAAGTCGGGCATGTTCCCAGGAGCACCGACCAGGACGGCGCTGATAGACGCGCTGGCAGCCTACGGGCCGGCCAAGCAGGTCAACCAGACGGATGCAGTGAAGGAGCACGGGCGCTCTGGGTTCCAGGACTTTGCCATGAATGAGGTGCGCGAGTTCACGCCGGACCTGATCTTCTGGCAGGCGCAGCGAGAGAACAACATCATGCCCGCCACCATCGCCAGGCTGCGCAACGAGTTCCCGTGGATGCTGCATGTGAACTGGGACGGGGATACGCACTATCCGCTTACACCGTTCCACTACGACATCGCCCGGGCGGTACATCTGCAACTCATCGTCAGCCCGACGTGGTTCCCGGAGTACGCCGCGCAGGGGATCGGCGTCGGCTACTGGCCCATAGGCATCGAGCAGGAGTATCTGGACCAGGAGCGGCTAGAGCCGGATGGGCCGGATGTACTCTTCACCGGGGCGCTGTACGGCGAGGGCGTGTTTCCAGAGGCGGAGTTCCGGCGCGATGCGGTGCTGGCCATGAGCAAGGCCAAGGGCATCAAGTTCGCGCTCTACGGGCCGGGCTGGCCTCGTGTGGGTCTCAAGACCCAGAGCACATCAGAGAAACATGCCGACAACGCGGCGCTCATGGCGCGGGCCAAGATGACGCTGAGCATCAGCCAGAGCAAGGACTTGTGGGGCTACACGTCAGACCGGCTCTACAACATCACGGCCACGGGCTGCCCGGCGCTGGTGCAGCGGTTCGCGGGCATGGAGCAGCACGGCTATGTGGACGGGCAGACGTGCATCGCCTTCGAGACGTTTGCGGAGATGGAGCAGAAGGCGCGGTACTATCTGAAGCATCCCAAGGAGCGCGAGGCCATCGGGGCCGCAGGCCGGGTGATGACCCACGAGCGGCACACCTGGGCGCATCGCCTGGAGAGCCTGTGGGCGATGCTGGAGGATCTACCATAAAGGGGGCAGAATGGTTATGATTGACAGGAGGCCGCTGGAGCGGGTGCTTGTCACAGGAGGGGCCGGATTCATCGGCAGCCATCTGGTGGACGCGCTCACAGAGCGGAACACAGAGATTACCGTGATTGACAACTTCAGCCGGGGCAGCCATGCCAATATCGCGCAGGCTATGGAAACGGGGCGGGTGAAGGTACGGCAAGAAAATCTCGCTTATCAAAAGCCCGCCATCCTACCCGGCATGGATTGCGTCTTTCACCTCGCGGCCAAGGTGACGGGCATCGAGTACAACCGGGGCCACCATTACGAGATGCTGATGACCAATCTGGCCATCACCGGCGGCGTGGTCGAATCGGTCAAGGCCGCCAAGCCAAAGCTCTTCGTCTACGTCTCAACTGCCTGTGTCTACCCGCACGATGCGCCGGTCCCGACGTCTGAGAGTGCGGGCGACGTGGGCAACCCGGAGCCAACCAACCACGGCTACGGCGTGGCAAAGTGGACAGGTGAGCAGATGGTCAAGCACCTGCACCGGGAACATGGCATACCGTCTATCATCGTGCGCTTTTTCAACGCCTTCGGGCCACGGGACTACTACGATGAGGAGACCAGCCACGTCGCCCCGGCGCTGATCCGGCGCGTGCTGGAGGGCGAGAATCCCGTCACGGTCTGGGGCACCGGCCGCCAGACCCGCGTCCTAGTAGACGCCCGAGACATCGCCAGGGTGCTCGTTCTCCTGATGGACAAGCACCTGGGCTATGAACTGCTCCGCTGGCCTGACAGGCCGGTGACGGTCAACATCGGGCATGATAGGGACATGAGCATCCGGCGGCTAGTGCATGAGATTATCAGCCTGTCGGGCAGAGAGGGACAGATTGACGTGGCCTATGACAAGTCAAAGCCAGACGGCTATCCGAGGCGGGCCGCTGACGTCTCGCTTCTCAAGCAGCTCGTGGGCTGGGTGCCTGACACGCCGCTACACGTCACGCTCAAGGATATGATTGAGGAGTACCGGGCAGGGGAGGCGCACACATGAGCCAGAAGCTGCGCAATCTCCAGGTGAGCATTATCACGCCCGCGCTGGTCAAAGACCGGCAGGGGCTGGAATGGCTGCATGAGACCATCGCCTCGGTCATCGGCCAGACGCGGCGCGATGTATTCGAGATGGTGATTGTCAATGACAACAGCCCGGTAGACCTGGGGCCGCTCAGAGAGACGTGGAAGGCGGCCACGGCAAGCCAGATGCTGCGCTGGTACGATGCGGAGCACCAGGGCGTCAGCGCTGCCAGGAACCAGGCCGCAGAGGAGGCCCGGGCGCCGCTCCTCCTGCCGCTTGATGCGGATGACAAGCTGGCCCGGACGGCGGTCGGGCGGCTCCTGGAGGAGTGGCCCAAGCGCCAGAAGGGGAACGACATCCTCTATACGGATGTTGTCATGTTCGGCATGGACTATGGCCTTGTCTACCAGGCCAGCGAGTATAGTTTCAAGACCCTGCTCAGCGCGACGTTCATGACTGTGGGCTGCCTGCACAAGAAGGCGGATTGGGAACGGGTAGGCGGCTGGCGGCTGGATATGACGCAAGGCCTGGAGGACTGGGAATACTGGATCGCGCTGGGCGAGATGGGCGTCTGCGGGCAGAGGGTGCCCGACCCGCTCTATTACTACCGGCGCCATCCAACGGGCCGCCTGCAGTGGCTCAAAGCGAATCAGGACAAATGGGACCGCGCCTATGCGGCCATGCGAGACTTGCACGTAGACTCATACAATGGGAGGTATCCGGTGGGCTGTTGTGGGGGAAGATCGCCAAAAGGCGCCCGGCGCCCGCTTCACGGCGGCGTGCCGCAAGCGCAGATTGTGAGGGAACCAGTGCCAGGACAAGATGAACGGACGCTGATGATGTACGTGGGCGGCAGGCGCGGAGATTTCCGCGTAGTTGCCCAGCCATCCCGGACGCACTATCACATTCCGGGCGCGGGTGGGCTCGTGGAGTTTGACGAGACTGGCACCCAGGGCGTGAGGCCGCAGGATGTTCCTTGGTTCCGGTCTGTGAACCAGGGCCGGGATTTCAAGATCGTGGAACCGCCTGCGGCTGCACCGCCACCACCCGCCCCGCCAGAGCCGCCAGCGGAAGCGCCCGCCATCCGGGATAGCGAGGCCTGGGCGCCCGAGGTCATGGAAGAGCCAGACCGTGAGATTGAGGAAGTCGCAGAGGTGACGGTGCCCAGCATCACGGGACCGGCGCAGAAGCTGGCAGAGGAGCACGGCCTGGACTGGTCACGGCTGAAAGGCAGCGGGCAGGATGGTACCATCCTGGTCAGCGATGTGAGGGATGCTGTTGGCTAATACGGGCAGAACCTACGACGACAAGTACACCATGCAGCGCTGGTGGCAGCTCTCAGAGGACGCGGAGCAGCAGAGCATCCCGGCGTATAGGCTGATGATTCACGGCGGCGATTTTGTCTTTGACATCGGCGCCAACCGGGGCCGCAAGACCTGGATCTTCCGGCAGCTTGGGGCCAAGGTGCTCGCTGTCGATCCGCTCTTCCGGTTCGGTCCCGAGTTCGTGCCCGAGTTCTATTGGAAGTTCGGAGAGGACAAGATGGTCATCCCTTACGGAATGGCTATCAGTGACCGGCGGGGCAAGGCCAGCATCAGCATCCAGCGCCACTTGCCCTACCTGAGCAGCATGGATACATCATGGATGACCACCAGCGCGCACCAGCGATTCTATAACAAGGTGGCCTGCGTGGATCGCCAGGTGGAGACCACGACACTGGACGCATTGATAAACATCTATGGGATTCCCAAGTTTATCAAGGTGGACGTGGAGGGCCACGAAGACACCGCGCTCAAGGGACTGAGTACGCCGGTGAACGGGCTTAATATGGAGTTTCACCAGGACTGGATCCCGAGAGAGGCCATCGCGCATGTAGACAGCCTGGCGGAGTACGAATGGAACTACTGCCTGAACAATGCGGGCCAGTTCGTGGCTCCGTTCTGGATGGATAGCAAGATGCTGCTGGAGTGGATGGTGCCCAGGCTCACGAAAGAGGGGCCGCTGTCATGGGGGGATTTGTATGCGCGGCGAGTGGACGCTGATTGACTTCTTAGCCGCCTGCCTAGCCACCTGGCGCATCGCGGCGGCGGTCTACTACGAGTACGGGCCGGGCGATGTATTCCGGGGACTTAGGGACTGGGCCGATGAGTATAGCCCGTTCTGGTCGAAGCAGCTCAATTGCTTCTGGTGCTGCACGCTCTGGGCGGCGCTCCTGGTGCTGCCGTTCTGGTTGTGGTTTCCGTGGCCGCTCTACCCGCTGGCCTTCAGCGGGGCGGCGGTTCTGTTGAGTTCAGGGGGCAGGATTCTCTGGAGGGAAATATCCGAGCATGGCTAGAGCTGATACGTTCACGCTGCTACCTCTGGACCACTACGCCCGGCTGATGGCGATCCACCCGGATGCCTTCAACCAGTGCATCAATCCCAACAATCCGTATCCCGGCGCCTGTGAGCGCGTTTGGATTCAATATAGCTGGATGGACCACAACACCGGGCGCATTGTGGGCCGTGAGGAATTGGCCCAGGCCATCTATACCGCAGAGGAGATGATCGCCTATGCCTGCGGCTTCTGGCCCGCGCCTATGTGGACCACGGCAGAGGAGCACCGCTGGCCCAGGCCGGCACGCGGCGCACAGACGCACTACCCGCCCATAGACGGCAAATGGGGCTACATCGTAGAAGGCGGCCAGCGGGCGCTCACCATGATTGATGAGGACGCGGCCATTGTCTACAGCGACGAGGATGGGGATGGGGTCTTGGACACGGCCACAATCAACATCACCGCTGCGCAGATGACCGCAGCCGGGGCGAGCCGGGCCGAGGTGGCCGTATTCTTTACCGATGAGACGGATGACGCCTGGATGATTCGCGATCTGTTTGTCGAGGAGGACGCGGCCACGGGCGACATCACCATAGTCGGCAGGCGGTCGCAGTTCGTGGATCCCAACCTCTGGGAAGTGGACGATGACATCAGCCTCGCGGTCAATGCCAACTTTGTGACCGTGGCTGATGTGTACCGGCGCTATAACGACCCGACGCAACCGGCGCAGGTGGTATGGCAGGGCAGCGCGACAACGGGCTGTGACACGGCGCTCTGTGCGGATACGTGCCAGACCGCGTGCCTCAACGTGGATGAGGAGAGGATCGGCGTGGTGCGCACCATTCCCGGCACCTATGCCAGCGGGTCATGGTCCCTGGCCCAGTTCCAGGTTGGGCGGCTACCGGATAAAGTTCGACTGTGGTACAGGCACGGGCTCGATCTGGTGGACCTGCGCAACCGGCTCCAGATCAGGCCGCCTACGGCGGAGGCGATTGTCCGGCTCGCCAACACCTATCTGGTGGCCGAGCCGTGTGGCTGCGACCAGACCCGGCACCGCTGGCAGCGAGACCGTGAGGAGCAGGACATCAATACCTATGATGCGGCGATGGCGATGTCGTGTTTTGGCAGCACCATGAAGGGCGCGATCTTTGCTTGGGGCGTGGTCAAGCGGCTCAGTCCATTGGCAACAGCAGGAGCGATGACATGATGAGTGATGCAGGAGCAATAGGCGGATAGCGTGAATCTGTCAGTGATTGTCCCGTGTAGCATGGCGCACCGCAAATACCTGAACGAGTGCATCAAGTCAGTGCAGTTCCAGAACTATCACGGCTACGAGATCGGCGTGATGACAGACACGGACGCGAAGGGCACACCCGCCATGCTCAACGAGGGGATTGCACTGGCCCAGGGTGAGTACATCACCGTGGTTCATGGCGATGACCTGATAGAGCCCTGGCACCTGGAGCTATTGATGGAACATGCCGATCCTGGCAAGTTCGTGTATGGGGATTTGCGCGTCTACGCCTACGGCCACAAGGGCGCGGTGATGGAGATGCCCGCCTGGGACTTTGACAAGGCCAAAACCAAGAACTTGGCACACGCGGCGATCTGTTTCCCGCGCCAGGCTTGGCTCGAATCTGGCGGCTACCCGGAGACGCTGACGGAGGGCCGCGAGGATTGGGCCATGACCCTGCGGCTGGCAGCGCATGGCTACCAGGGCCAGCACATCGAGGGTCCGGCCTCCTACCTGTACCGCAGGGAAGGCCAGGGCAGGAGCGACGGGAACCACGACCCGCAGACCAAGGCGCGGCTGTTTGACCAGCTTATGGCCGCGCTGCCGGAGGTGTATGGATGCCCGGTGCAGTAGTTGTCAAGGAGATTAAGCCGGAGCGGTTCAAGGATAAAGCCTTCCGCGATGCTATTATGAAGCAGGCGGATCGGTACGGTGATGAGCTCCTGCGCGACTTTGAGAAAACGACGGAGACCTGGGAACACGATGTGAAGTTTGAAAAGCTCGTGGACTACCGGCCACGGGGGCCGGAGGTCTTTGTAGGCACCGACGACGAGATTTACGGCTATGTGAACGATGGGACCAGGCCTCACCCGATCTTCCCTGTTCGGGCGCGGGCCTTGCGGTTCCAGTGGGGTGGTAAAGGGTCTTACAGGCCAAAGACTGCACCGAGGGTCATTGGCAGCAAGGCAGGAGGACCGACCGGGCCGATAGTACACCGGCCCTACGTCCAGCATCCTGGCACCGAGGCCCGTCACTTCGATGAGGAGATTGAGAAGCAGCACGGCCCCAAGTTCCGGCGGGCGATGGAGCGAGCCATGAGTGACGCCCGCAAGGCTTCGGGCCATGCGATCTAGGAGGTAGTAAAATGGCAGAACCCTTTACCCGTAGAAAATGGAGCCTTTGGGTGCAACCCGATGGCCCCAATACCACGATGCGCTATCTTGGCTGCCATGATGTGGACGATGTAGAAGCGCCGGGACAGAGCATCAATGAGATCATCCGCTGCCTGAAGTCTGATGGCTCCGGTTGGGAAGTGCGAGGGGCAACGTACAACCCGCCAGACCCGGTAACGACCACCGTTACCACGCTCATCGAGGAGGACGCTGACTGGTTGGAGCGCATCATCGAAAGCGGCAACTGCGAGTTTCCGTTCTACCTGAACGGCTCGCTGTGCCCGCCATTCGACGTGTTCGGCAACACGACCCGCAGCTTTCTCCTGGAACGGGCCAAGATCGGGACCGAGGGCTTGCAGGGCATGGCGGCCAGGGAAGAGGACACCACCTCGACCCAGAGCTTTGAGATCACGGCATGGCCGCCTCTGCTCAGGGCGCGGGCGATGACCCTGGGACGGCAGCAGATCGCGGAGTACAGCGCGGTCAATGACATCCACTTCATCAGCTCTGCGCTGTGCGCTTCGGACTGCAACACCGCGCTGCCCTCCTGCTCCTATGGCGTGGCCGTGGCTGACAGCCCGGCAGGCTCGCCGGCAGAGTTCGGCAACGTCTGGTATACGCAGGACGGCGGCACGACCTGGACCGTCTGCGCGGCGGATCCGTTCGCGGCAGGTGAGGACATCCTGAGCTGCGCCATCTTCCAGATTGACGCTACTACCTACCGGCTGCTGGTGGCCAGGGAAACCGACGGCGCGAACCCGATGGAAGTCGCCTACTCGGACGACTGGGGTGCCAACTGGACGCTGGTTGCAGTCGGCACGGTGAACAACCTCGGCGCCAACCGCGAAGGGGCGCTCTTCGTCCTGGACTCCTATCACATCTGGCTGTGCCTGGATAGCGGCTACATCTACTTCTCTGAGGACTTTGGCGTATCCTGGACGCGGCAGGCAGGCGGAGCCGGTGCGCCAACCAGCAACGACCTCAACGAGATCTGGTTCTCCGACGCTGAGAACGGGATGGCCGTGGGCGACAGTGACACGGTGCTTGTCAGCAGCGACGGCGGCGATACCTGGACGCTGGCCACGGCAACCGGCGGCGGGAACAACCTGCTCTGCTGTACCGAGAATGACGAGGGCGGCATCTGGTGGGCAGGCGACTCTGGCGGCGAGCTCTACTACTCCAACAACCACGGCACGACCTGGACACGGCGTGACTTCCCGGGCGATGAGGTGGGCGACCTGACCGATGTTGAGTTTGTCAACGATCTGGTGGGCTTCCTCACGCACGATAACGCAACGCCGGTGGGGTCTGTGTACCGCACACGCAACGGCGGCGCTGACTGGGAACTGATGACCGACGTCGCCAACAGTGGCCTCAACTCTGTGCATGGCTGCCATACCAATCAGGTTTTCGCGGCTGGGGAAGTGTACCAGCCCGGGCTTGGCGGGACAGCGGTCATCCTCCAGGGTGAGGACTAGGCAGCATCTAGCTAGCGGCGGGTGGGGCTGGGGAGATCTGCCCCGCCCTGGCCCTGCCTGTCGCTAGGGTAAAAGGGGGCAGCATGAAACAGTACACGACCGAGCGGGGGATCGAGATTGACATTATCCCGATCCCGTTGCTGCTGGACCAGATCCGCAACGCGCACCAACACCCGCCTGCACCGACCTACACCGAGCAGACCGCAAGCGGCGGCGAGCGCGAGGTAGAGATAACGGCGGAGGATATGGCCGCAGCCAAGCAGCACAACCCGGAGTGGTACAAGGAGCACGCCGAGGCCTGGGAATCCTACCAGGCAGAGCGGGAAGTTTCAGAGACCGCGCTCAATGAGAAGCTGCTTAACGCCGTGGCACTCAAGGCGGTGCGGGTGGAGATTCCTGACCTGTGGGATGGCGATTGGATCACAGAGCAGCAATTCCTGGGCCTGGAACCGCCAGAGAATCCGCTCCAGCGCCGTGTCCACTACGTCAAGACCGAGGTCATCGGGGGCACCAGGGATGTGATCCGCATCATGGCGCTGGCATCCGGCGCGGAGGTCAACGAGGAGGTGCTGGCGAGGGCCGAGAGCTCCTTTCGCGATTTCCTACAAGGGAACCTCGCTCTCGGACTTGCGGATCAAGCCGGGTCCGTGGCGGGCCAGCCAGCGGTTGACGCAGCTCCAGACGGCGGCTAGGTTCGGACTGGCACCGTCGCAGTTCTGGGCGCTTAGTGAAGATGACCAGGCGTATATGATGGCGCTGGTGGTAGCAGAGCGAGAGATGGCTGCCTGGGAATCGCAGGAAGCGGAGCGCGAGGCCAAGAGGAAGAGCAAACATGCCTGAACAGATAGGGCTCGAAGCCGTACTCGACATGCGTCAGTGGAACAAGGCCATGTCCAAGTACAACAGCGACATCGGCAACGCTACCAAGAGCACAAGTGGCTTTGGCACCAAGCTGCTGGGCTTTGGCGCAACGGCAGCCAAGGTCGCAGCGGGCGGCGTGGCTGCCCTGGGCGCGGGCATGGCCGCTGTGGCGACAACGGGCGTCAAGGCGGCGGCAGACTTCGAAAGCCAGATCGCCATCCTGAGTGTGGCCGCTGGCGAGGCCGATGCCTCTCTCCAAGACCTGAAAGACACGGCGCTCGCCGTGGGCGCGGATACTGCGCTGGTGGGCGTCTCTGCCAGCCAGGCCGCTGATGCCATGACCGGGCTGTACAAGGCGGGCCTGGATACCAATGACATCTTCGGGGATATGCAAGGCTATCTTGCCGGGACTACTGAATTGAGCGGTGCGCTCCGGGCGGCGGTGGACCTGCAAGCGGCGTCTGAGCTAGACCTGGCAGCGGCAAGCGATGCCGTGGCTGTGGCGATGGCGACCTTTGGCCTGGGCTCAGAGGATGCGGTCAGAATCAGCAACAGCTTTGTCCAGGCGGCGGATGCCTCGGTGGCCGAGGTGAGCGACCTGACTGCGGCACTCAAGAACATCGGCCCGGTTGCGGCTCAGTTCGGATTCAGCCTGGAGGATACCAACAATGCCCTGGCCATTCTCAGCACGCGGGGCATCTCAGGCTCAGAGGCAGGCACCGCGCTACGCTCCATGATGACCAACCTCCTGCGCCCGACCAAGAGCGTCAAGGATACGCTGGACGAGCTCAATGTAGAGCTCTACAATGCAGACGGGACTATGAAGTCCATGCCTGAGATTATCGAATCCCTGAGTAATGGCATGGCTGGACTGACAGAGGAGCAGCGCAACGTAGCCATCCAGACTCTTGCGGGCACCTACGGCATGAGGGCCATGAACACGCTACTCAATGAGGGCGTGGATGGCTGGTATGCGATGGCCGACGCGACGGGCAACGCAGGCACCGCGCAGGAGGTGGCCGCAGCCAGAACCAACACCTTCGAGGGCGCGATGGAAGCCCTCCAGGGCGTATTGGAAACGCTCAAGATCCAGATTGGCGACGCATTCTTGCCGGTGCTGACAGACCTGATCCGCAAGTTTGGCGACTTTGTGGCTGACAAGGGACCGGCCATCGCTGCGGTCTTTGGCAATATCGCGGAATGGATCGGCGTCAACCTGCCCATCGCGGTTGAATACCTGGCCCAGCTCTGGACCAATGCCCTATATCCCGCACTGGTAGACACGATGGCCTTTATCCAGGGAAGCGTGGTCCCGATTCTCAAGGAGGTCTGGGCATGGTTGGGCGAGAATCTGCCCAAGGCGCTCGCCTTTGTCAATGAGCACTGGGAAGCCTTCAGGGCGGCAATCATCGCCATCGGCGCGGTACTGGCAGCCCTGGCTATCGCGGCCACCATCGCCGCGATTGCTGCGGCGCTCTCCGCGCTACTCAACCCGGTGACGCTGGTCATCGCGGCCATCGGTCTACTCGCCGCAGCCTGGACGGAGGACTGGGGCGGCATCCGCACATTCCTAACTGACTTCTGGAAGAACACGCTTGAGCCTTTCGTCAAGGATGTGGTGCAGTGGTTCCAGGAGGATCTACCCGTCGCCATCCAGACGGTGGTTGAGGCATGGAATACCATCAGCGATGCGGTGAGCGGCGCTTTCGACACGGCCAAGCAGGCAGTACAGGATTTCGTGGATTCTGTCATCGGCTGGTTTGAGGGGCTCTTTGACAAGCTGGTGGGCAACTCGATTATCACCGACTTGGTGAGCACCATCATTAAGCTCTTTGGCGACCTGCCCAAGAAGATTATCGGGGCGCTGGCAGACCTGACCCTGGGCAGTATCATCAAGGCGCTGGAGAAGGGACTGGTGGGCGCTGTTGAGAAAGTCTCCAAGGTCTTTCTAGGCGAGATTGAGCAGTGGATTGAGCAGACCACCACCTGGATGGAATTGCTCATTGAGATCACAGAGGAGACGCTGCCCGACCTCCAAGCCATGTTCCAGGTCGTGAGCGAGTACATCCTCTTCCAACTTCAAGAGATGATTCGGGTTACAAACGAGTGGAAGCTGTTGCTAGAATACATAACCAATGTCACACTGCCTATGTTGCAGGCAGCCTTTATCACGATGGCCGCGGCTGTTATCGGGGCGCTCAATAGCATGATCAGCAAAACAAACGAATGGCGAAGGGCATTACAGAAGATCACAAACGAGACAATTCCCGCACTCAAAAGCGCCTGGAAGGATGCGATGGACGAGATGATAGGCAAGCTCCAGGAGTTAATTGACAAAATCCTGGGGGAAGGCGGCTTGCTTTCTGCTATCGAATCCGCAACCAATGCAGTAGATACAATGGCTACTGATATGGTAGAGGATATTCAGTCTGTCATTGATGCAGTTGATGAGCTGATCGGCTATCTTGAGAGTGCTTGGTACTGGAAGGACAAGGTTGAGTCGGGCGGCGTTCCAGAGATGGATGAGCTAGCTGCATCTGTCACGGGTGCAGCAGACGCAGCGGGGATTCTGGCACAGAATCTTGAGGTTGCTGGTCTTGCCCTATCTGGATTCTCGTTTCCACAAATGGCCATGCCTGCTATGGCGGGGGCTGGTGCTTCCACTGTCAACAACTTCGATCTACACTTTGGGCCAACCACCATCAACAGCGGGATGGATATGGCGCTATTCGAGGGCCGCGTCCGGCAGACGGTACGCGATGCCATGAGGGGGTCATAATGCCACTGGCGCATTGTAGCATAGGCACGGCCACAGACCGCATCAACCTACTGGATGAGACCGGGATCCACGTTGGCGAATGGACGCCCATCGCGGGCGGCGTGGATGCCAGCTTTTCCCAATCCAGCCTGGCCGACTACCGCCGTCTCCAGTATTTCCGGGAAGTGACCACGGAGGAGACGGTAGAGTTTACCGTCAAGAAGTCCAGCCAGGATGATGTAATCCGCGCCATGCAGGACTTGCGGCGGATGCTGCGGCTGGCGATGGACTACTGGGTGGAGAACTGGCAGAGTTCGCCGGTCTATCTGGCAGTACAGGCATCGTGCGAGTCCAACCGGCGCTATGCGGTCATCCACAGCGGCGCGGTGCCGGAGGACAACAATCCCTTCGGCCAGGTCTTTGTCCAGAAGGCGAACCGGGCGCTGATGACGCCCGTCCTGGTCCTGGAGCGTGGCCCGTGGCTGGAGACCGCGCCGGGGATCCCGACGTGTATCGAGGCCTGCGCACCGGAAAACTACTACTGCTGGCCCAGCTATCTGGAGTTCGGCGTCAGCGGCGACAATGTGAACTGCGGCAGTGATGCGAGCCTGGATGACCTGCCCATCGGTGCATCGAGCAACGGTTTTACGGTCGAGGCCTGGGTAAAGGCGGATGGGTGGGGATTGGGGTCTAGTGGGCCTGGTAATTATGGCCTGATTGTGACAAAGTACAATCCTCCGAATGGTTGGCAGTTCTATATTCAGGAAACATATGGGTTGTGCATCTATATTAGTCGTGCTACTACCCCTGCCATAGCGTATAGCGGGGTCGATGATTTTACTCCTGATGGTCTATGGCATCACGTAGCCATGATTTACCCATACCTGGGCCTCCCGCGTCTTTTCATTGACGGAACGGAAGTCAGCTCCTATCATACACAACAGGCAGGCGCGGGCGCCTATAATTCGGACGCCGCGCTCAACCTCATTATAGGCGACCGGCACGGCATCATCGGCGCCACCTGGGAAGGTGACATCGGCTGGGTTCACCTCTACGATGAGCCCGTCTGGCCATCGTTCGACCTGCGCTGCGAGCTGCCAGAGGTCAAGCGGGATAGCGTCGGCATCTGGATTACAGAAGGTACAGGGGCCACCACCTATAACCGCGCCAATCCTGGGACGGCAGACGGGACCATCACCGGTGCGGATTGGGCCTGCGACTGCGAGCAATCCTTTGGCCGCCAGTGCGGCGACCTCGAGCAGTGCTTCCCGGCCTACCTGACATTCGATGCGCTGACCAGCTACGTCAATGCTGGCGACTATGCGCTGATCCAAGACCTGCCTGCTGACGGGAACGATATGATTGCCGAGGCGTGGGTGCTGGCTGACAGCTATGGTGAGAACAGCCTCGGCATGATCTTCTGGAAGCGCAACTATCCCACGAATACGGATGGCTGGTTCTTTGGCGTGGATGGTGTCAATGGCGGCCTGTATGGCTACGTCAACGGCGGGCCGGGCGTGGACGGCATCGCCATCACGGGACCGCAGGAATGGACGCCTGATGGGGAATGGCATCACGTCGTTCTCGCCGTGGAGGACCAGGGCGCCAGTACCGCAGACCTAGATATTGCCGTGGATGGGGTATGGACAACGGCCTACTTCTCGCAGATCCAGAAAAATGGCAACTACGGGAACGACCAGACGCATAATCTCTACATCGGCAACCGGGCCAACAATGACCGCACCTGGGACGGCTACATCGGCTGGGCGCGGCTGTCGGACAATCTCCGCTACACGCCCGGCGTGAACTTCACGCCGCCAGAGCGCTGCACGTTGCCCGAGGTGGACGCCAACACGGCGGCGATCTGGATCTATGAGGGCCACGGCGACAAGACCTGGAACCTGGCCGGCGGAGACCCGGCGAGCATTGGCGACCCGAATATGTGGGAATGCGACTGCACCATCGAGGTAGACCAGTCCACCTCCTGCCTGGTGCAGCCCTACATCGTCAACGCGCTCAAGACGGCGGGCCTGACGCATGTCTATTTCGAGGACAACAGCGGGCCGAATTGGAGCATCAACCTACAGACCGCGAACCTGCCTCACCTGCTCCTGCCGCCTGTCCCTGCGGCCAATGATGCAGTTTATTTCGGTTGCGATGATACGCTTGTCAACTCCGGGCCGTTCTCCAATGTGGTATTCGACATCTCCACGGCCCAGACCGGCATCACGGCGGGTGTGTGGGAATATTATGATACGGTTCTTGCAGCCTGGACGGCGTTTGACGTGCAGGACAATACCAACGCTGACGGTCTGATGACCGGCGTAGCCTTCGACACGACGGATGTCAAGTCGGTACACTGGGACCAGGACATGGGGGGCGGCGACTGGAATCCAGAAGATTTGACTGTAGCGACTGGAGACCCAACCGCGCCCGTTGTGACGGCCTGGTGGGTGCGCTATCGCGTGACCGCTGTCGGCACGCCAACACCACCCTGGCAGCAGAATCGCCACGTCTATACGATCTCCTGGCCCTACATCGAGATCCAGGATGAGGACGTGCCGGGCGACATCGCCGCCTCGCTGATGCTCCAGATGTATAACGAGTCGGACCATGACGGCGGCGTGTATGACCCGAACCTCTACACCAGCCGGGTCATTACAGGTCTGCGCAGTCTGAGCCGTGGTGAAGACTTTGTGGCTTACCTCAATGCAGCAGACGAGCAGAATCCGCCCTTTATCACCTGCGAGGTCAACGCTGCGGCGGGTGCAAGTTTTACCTTACGCTATATCTATCCCACGGGCCGCAACGTCTACGCTAATCCGTGCCCAACCAACTGGGTCTGCCGCTGGACCATTGACGCGGCGTATACCTGGCAATTTTTCGGTGAGTACCGCGCCTTCCTGCGCATGGAGCAAGACCTGGGCACCGAGGGCGATATCCTGCTATCACTCGGGATGCTCTACGGCGGCAGCGGCAGCACGTTCGCGATGACCGAGTATATCCCGACGCCTCAGCTTGACCTGTTTACCCTGATTGATTTCGGGCGCCTGGTTGTGCCACCTACAGACTTGGTGAAACTCAGCGAGAACGCAGAGATCGTCTTCTATGTCTTTGCCCAAAACACGTTGGGCGTTGCAGACATCAGTATTTGTGACCTGATCCTGATTCCGGTGGATGAGTGGGCCGGGGATTTCACCGGCATCCCGGGCACCTACGAGCCGCTGTCTAGCGACCGCTCAATGGCCGAGCTGGAGTGGGGCGGCAAGGGCAGATACTTCTACATGGACAGCATCGAGCATCCGCGCTATGACCTGCGGGCCATGTCCAAGCTCAGGACTACAGACAACTTCGCAGGCCTGGCGCAGACCATCGCCAACCGGCCCGCCATCCTCCAGGAGAACGCAGACCAACGGCTCTGGTTCCTGACGGAGAGGCACGCCGGAACCAAAGTGGCCCATGCTGCTATGGGCCACAGCCTCAATGTCTATCGCCAGTCTCACTATCTCAGCATGAGAGGCAACAGGTGAAGCCGCCAATTATCGCCGTCAGCGTCTGGGACCGCCTGAGCCGGTCAGATTTCCAATTCTATCGGCGCGTCGTGCCGGACACCTACACGCACACGATTACAGCCTTCGGCGGCTATGACACGGCGCAGATGACGCTATCCACCACGCGCACGCAGGCGGAGAACTGGCTAGAAGATGGGCTCGGGCGCCACATCGAAGTGTACGCCTCGGCGCTGGATGTAGTCTGGGAAGGGTTCATCGACCAGATCCGCGTCAATGTCGCACCGCTGACGGTCACGCTTGGCCCGCTCCTGGACGCCTGTAATCGGGCCTATGTGATGTACTCGCCGCTGGTCGCAGGGGCGGCAGGCGCGGCAAGCGGCGGCCAATCCATCACTGCCAACGCGGATGATTCTGACAGCCAGAACCACTACGGGATCCTGCCCAAGGTCATCAGCGCCGGCACGGTGACAGATACAGAGGCAGAATACATCCGCGACGTATACCTCGCCAACAATGCCTGGCCCAAGGCAACGGAGAGCTTTACCAGCCAGGCAGACCGAGCCGTTACGGTGACACTGGACTGCAAAGGATATTACCACTGGCTCAACTACCCGTATACAGCGGCGGCGGGTGCGACCATCAATGCCAGCCTCAAGATCGCCAACGTCCTGGCTGCCGGGCCCAACGTCTCCTGGCTGGCCTTCGGTCCTGACGATTTCCAGGACAACACGCTCCAGGTGCTGCCGCTGGAGGACCAGTACCGGCCCGCGCTGACAGTTATCAACGATGTGGTAAGCCGGGGCGATGCGTTCAATGACCGCTGGCTGTTCATGATCCTGGACAATCTCGGGATCTACTACTATCCCGCGCCCACGGACATCGAGTACCAAGCCTATATCCAGGACCGAGGCCTCGTGCTGCAATCGCCCTCACAGGCCACGATCCAGCCCTGGCGGATGCTGCCCGGGCGCTGGCTCTCTTTCGTCGATTTCATGGTGGGGCGCCGCGTGCCGGACACAGCCACCAACGCAGACCCGCGCCTGATGTTCGTGGAGAAAGTAACATACCGGGCACCGTTCGGCTTGCAGCTCCAGGGCGGCAACACCGATGAGATCTATCAGGTATTGGCCCGGTACGGGATGGGGGCGATGTAATGGCACAGATCCGCAACGCAGAACTGGTTGACAATTTGCGGCCTGACTTCCAGCACCGGGGCGAGGCCAACTTTGCCTGGAAGTCTGCCTGCTCCGCATTCATGGCGCTGCCGGGCTTGCGGGGCTTCTGGCCGCTGGGCACCTTTGACAGCGCGGCGGATGCCTACGACCAGAGCGGCCACGGGCATACGCTCACCTACAACGGCAACCCGACCTATAACGCCTACGACCTGGCGCCGTATATCGACCTAGACGGGACGGGTGATTACCTGGAGCGGCTGGACGAGGCAGACCTGGACATCATCGGGAATGAGGCCTACGTGGCGGCGGCCATCCAAGGATTAACGCTGGGCGGCTGGTTCTGGCGAGACCAGGACCGGGCCCAGGGGCTCATCGGCAAGGCGATGGCAGGCGGCGGCGTGTTTGCCTACAATTTGCAGAACTCCGTAGCCCTCGCCAACCAGATCCGGTTCGAGATCTGGGACGGCGGCGGCGTGAATAGACCTGTCAACGCCATCAGCGCTGGGACGTTGCGCTGGGAGTTTCTCTGCGGGCGCTTCGACCCGAATAACAACCTGATCAGCGTGTTCATAGATGGCGTGGAGACGCAGGCCGCTATCCCGGCGGCCACGATCATCCGGAACACGGGCGCATCACTCGCCATCGGGAACGCAGGCGGCAACGTGCTCGATGGCCGGGCGTCCATGTGCTTTCTGTGTGCGGCGGCTCTGCCCGATGTGACCATATTTTCTCTGTACGAGCAGACGAGGAGGCTTTACTATGTCTGAGGAAACTGGCCTGATTACCACCTGGCGGCATGACAGCAGCGTCGGGGGCACCGTCTGGATGGAGGCGGAGGGCGACCGGATCAAGGTCTGGCATGAGACCCAGCCCATGCAGGCAGGTACGATTGTAGACACGTTGCGCAACGCGGCATGGAGCGAGATGCGGGTTCCCTATAATCCTGAGGCGGCGCTGGCCCGGTACGCGAAAGCCCACGGCCTGGGCGCTCCGCTGACGTGCGAGTTTGACTTCAGCTTTGACGGCATGCTGTACCGTGCGCAGGGCTTCGCGATGGGCATTGTCTATGCGGAGCTTGGGCAGTGGGGGGATGTGCATTCCGTGCTGTGGTGAGTGTGGCTTTTGGTTCGCACAAGATACATTGTCGAATCCGTAATCTGCATCATAGAAACACCGTAGAATCAGGACGCAAAAAAAGCCCGAGGCCGTTAAGCCTCGGGCTTGCGCTAGGACAATTCATACCGATGGCCGCATGTTGCGCAAGTGACATGAGTAAAATCCTCTTCCCAGTACAAGAAATCAACCCGATCCTCGTCGCATTTCTCGCAGCGGCTGTCCCATGCCACGCGCTCATATTCGATTGTAGGTTCTACCAGATCAGCCCTCAATGCCTCTTCCATCATCCTCTCCTCTCTGCCCCGCGTCGAGCAGGGCGGTGGTACGTTCTCGGGTCGTGAGCGTCGCTAGAATCTGCTCGTACTCCTCATCGGTTGCCTGGATTCTCAGCAGGCGGTTGCCCGGTCCTGTGGGGCGGCCAGCCCCCTCACGCTTGCCGCCCCAGCTCATCGTTTGCTCATTCATGTTAGCTCACAACCGCACTGACTACCACGTAGTCCTGAATCCGCTTGGTTGTGAATTGGCTCTTTGAGTAGCCAGCTTGCCGCAGGGCGGTTATGACTTCGAGCGTTGCGACCGGGCGATGTAGGCATACCCTCGTATCACCGTTCATGTTTTCGACTGCCTCAAAACCAGCACCTTTCAAGTCTCTCAGAATCATCGCGTTTGCTGTCTGCCTGTAGTTCACTTCGCTCCTCCTTCTCTAGTCTTGAATACAGTATACCATATTCTACTAGGTTTGTCAATAGAACAGGCATTCTTTCGCCTACCAAAAACTGTATAAAATCGTTTGAAACGTTGCGAGTTTTCGGAATCTGCCATGACAAACGCCCTGGGTGCCAAGCCCAGGGCGCTGTTGGTTCACCTCACATGAACCGATATACGATATGGTGGATTGCCTCTCACGATTTGGCCGACCCTCCTCTCTCTTGGACCAGACCTAAGCGGTAGTGGGGAACCTCCTTTCTGGCCGTGTCGGCCTGTGATTACTCAACGGCGATTATCGCCGCTGGTTTCTACCTCCTCGCCACCAGCGCCAGGCCCAATGCCAGCGCCAGCAGCACAGCGGCCACCAGCCCGACGTGGACTAGGCGCAGATCCAGCCGGCTGATGGCGAACGCGAACAGCACCGCCACCATCGCGACGACGAGAAACGATTGTAGCGTGCGGCGGTGGTTATTCATCCTCGTTCCCCCACTCCCCCGCCCCAGGCGCGGGACTGTCGAGCAGACCCCCCGTTGCTTGCGCGCGCGTGTTCGTGTGGCGCCCAAACTCACCAAGCCATTGAGCCATTTTGCGTTTGCCTTCGGGCAGCGGTGCGATGCCGGATGGGTGATGGTCTGGATTGTTCCACGCCCACCAGCCCCT